AATGGGAACAGACGCAGGGAATGCTATGACCACTGGAAGTATCAACACCTATGTGGGGGTTGTATGCGGAGATGCGAACACAACAGGAGACGGAAATGTGGGGGTTGGAGCAGGGGCGTTGGGGGCTTCAACAACAGGAAGTAACAATACGGCAATAGGTAGAGATGCTCTAGGCGGTGTTATGACAGGCGACCAAAATATAGGTATTGGGTTCAATACTGGTGTGGTTACAAGCGGAGCTAACAATACGCTTATCGGTCAGGCGGTTGCTCGTTCTCTCACAACAGGAAGCGGAAACATTTGTATAGGGTATGATGTGGCGAATTTCGCTCCTGCTTTAGTATCAGGAAATTATAACTGTTATATTGGCTATGGAGCAAATGCGTCTAGTGCGTCAGTCTCTAGTGAAATTTGTATAGGGCAAGTCGTGGGTAAAGGGACATCAAGCATCGCTTTAGCAGGGACGGCTCTGTATTTACCCAATTACATAACTGGTGCTGGGACTTTACAAATAACGGCTGGGAACCTTGTTACAATTATATCCGACCAACGAGCAAAAGAGAACATCGTGTATCTGTCATCACAGGGCGAATTAGAGAAATTACTTCAAATTAGACCAGCCACTTATACATTAAAGTCCGACCCTGATTACGATAAGAAGAGTTATACCAATATTATTGCTCAAGATGTTGAGAAAATATTTCCAGATGTGATTGATGGTAAAAAATACGAGTATGAATATGTTAAAAAACCAACAGGGGGCTTTTTATTTGACGACGAAGGTAATCCCATCCCAGTGTTGGATGAAAACGGAAACAAAAAGCCTAGATTTAGAGGGTTTGACGCAAATGCCTTACTTTCACACACTATTTTAGCCGTTCAAGAACAACACGCCATCATCACAGACCTCAAGGCACAACTCGCCTCGCTAAAGAAATTCGTGTCGTTTAATTAATTTCTTGACTTATAATAAATGCGAAAGTGTTTGCTGTGTAAGGTCGAATTTAACGGGCATATGAATGTCTGCGAAAAGTGTTATGTTGAAAAGGTCTTGCCCCTTAAAAAGACCACTCTTACGAAAAAGGTCTATGTGGAGCCGACGGACTGGTAAAATCAATTTTTTAAAAATGAAAATTAAAAAAGTTATAAAGTAATCTCAAGCACAAGCAATGCCGTTGTCTGAAATGTATGAAGCACTCTCGTCGATCCAAGACTTGGGAATTAAAAAACTTATTGAAAAAGAAGGTGAAAAAGAAATAATGTGTCATTGTAAGTGGTTGCAACTGTGGTATGAAACGACTTTCTGGAATGACATTATTAACGATTATATTGACTTGATTTCAAAAGAAACAAAACAAAAAATAGTATGTGAAGTAGGTCTTACTAAGACTATTCAGTATATGATTAAAGAATGTGATGCCGTAAGCCTATTTTATCCTCGAAGTGAAATTGAAGACTATGAAGGACTTCTATGCTCCTATTCTCTTCTATTAGTGGTTAAGGAACATCTGTGTGAACTGCACTTAAGTTATATTGTAAAGGTTGGCAATGACGAGGATACGTATTGTGATGAATGCGAAGAGTAAAAGGTGCGTCTTAAATTTATTATTTTAATAAATTTAAAATAACTTACCAAAGAAGAAATGACGCAAGACGTTCGGGAAGAGTATTCTTGGTATGCCGTAGATGGTATAGCCGTCGTCGCTCTTCTGCTACTTTTTTGTCCCCTTCTTGAAGATATAATCCATAATCTTTATACCCCAGCGCACCCACGGAAGCAAGGTATTGCCCTTCACTGTTATACACGTCAATTTTCTTCCCACGCTTTGTGCTTGGCTTTACTGTCAGTCCTGCTTCTTTTGCTTGGGCTTTTGTATGTGGCGTTATCACGTAAGCCATTTATAAAATCAATTTTATTTTAATTGATTTTTTTTTATTTTTCTTTAAGGACGTGCGGACTTCGGGGGCTATTACTCAGACTGCTACTCGACGAGTCGCTACCGCTTGGTGGAGCAGGAGGTGGACGAGCAGTAATAGGAATAGAAATATTAACAGGCCGAGCAGGAAATACACTGCTATTCGAGGGTTTAACCACTGATTTTCCCTTGGCTTGTTTGTCAAAGTATTGTTTGAGAAGTTGGCTAATGGTGGAACGGTGCGTATGAAGCCCCCGAGCGGGTGCAGGGCGTTTGACGGGGAGTTTGACGGGGGCTGAAACAGAGAAATTGCTGGGGCGTTTGACGGGGAGTTTGGCGGGGGCTGAAACAGAGAAATTGCTGGGACGTTTGACGGGGCGTCTGGCCTTTTTACGGCTTTGGAGTTTGACCTTGATTTCTGCCTTTGGCGTATAAAGCGAGTAATCGGCACGGGTCGAAGCAAAGCAGACACTGTAAGCGGGGTCCTTAACCACCGTGATTTGGCTATCAACCGCGTGGATCGACGATTTGAGCGAATAGGAGACAGCCACAGTGCGTTGATGGACGTCTTTGAACACAACGCCACTTGACTGAAAGAGGGCGGTTGAGAGGAAAAAAATCTTAAACGACTTTAGCAACGCACACAACAGCATTTATATAAAGCGATTTTATTATTTTTAAATACCTATTTAAAAAGAAAACCATTAAATAATGGGAGGGTTTTTAAAAAATGCACGTGATGCAATTAATAATTTATTTTTAATTTATTAATTTATTATTTTATTATTTTATATTTTCAATTTATTTATTATTTCAAAAGTTATAAAGTTATAAAAATCAAAAATAATTTATTAAATTCATTATTTTAAAATCAACCAGACGATTTTAAAAACCAACCTCCTATTATTTAATAGATATGTTTTTAAATAGGTATTTAAATCCGTATTTACGACATCTTTACACGTAAAAATGTCGATTAAATCGCGTAAAAGATGTTTCCCCGTATATAACCATTAAAAATATCGATATTTTTAACGGTTATATACCAATAAGTATCTAAATGCCTGTAAATATCTCGTAAATATCTATTGACTGATACATATTTACACGTAAAGTCAGATATTTGTATGTTGTTTTTGGACATTTTTCTAAAAAGTGCAATATTAAAATAAAATTTATCATATAATATAAATGTCGATTCAACTTGCGAGTAAGTATGACCCAACCCAGCCGTATCACGTGTATTACGACTTGTCGGCGATTAACAACGAGACGACAGGCACACAAATCCCTGTGAATTTTACAATGACCCAGACCCGTAATAACCCCTATTTGATGGCCCCCGAGAATTACTTTATGTCAGTGAGCCGTTTCACGATGCAAACGCCCTCTTTGCCCTTGTTTGTGCCCCAAGTGCTTATCGGCCAAGCCAACCCCAACAAGACGGCGTATAGTCTTTCTCTTTCCTTTACCTACTTGGCCGTAGAATACATCTTCCAACAGTTTATCACCTATGTATGTTCGGACAGCACACAACCGACACCATCTGCCCCCACAACGGCGCAAGACTTCTCGTCGGATTATTACTACGTGTTCAACCTCCAAGACTGGGTGAAGATGATGAATACGGCTTTGATCGCGTCTTATACGGCGCTTACAACAGACCCTGCATTTATTGCATCAGGCGCCGTGTTGCCGTCCACCAACATTCCCTTCTTTGAGTGGAATTCGACCGACCAAGTCTTCCAATTGAGTGCCGATAATGCTGGATACAATTCCGCCTTGGCTTCGCCCATTAAAATCTTTCTAAATACGGGGCTTTACACCTTGCTAAACAACTTTCCCATTCTGAAGAATAACCCCTCGTCGGTGGTCGCTTCCGGCAAGAATTACCAGTTCAACTTTTACAACAACAACGGTCTCAATCTCTACAATATGGGCACTTACTCGGTCATCCAGTTGTTCCAAGACAACTCGACCGTGGGCCTGTTTAACCCCGTCCAAGCTATTGTTTTCACGTCGTCGCTTTTGCCTCTCGTCCAAGGCGTGATTGGCAACACAAAAACATACAATACGGCTTCCACGGGCCAAAACAATCAGGTCGCACCCGTTATCACCGACTTTGTGGTTCCATTTTCAAAAGACAACCAGTTTCGGCCCAACTTGGAATACACGCCAAGTGGCGAATATCGCTTGATCGACTTGTATGGTTTGACGCCTCTTCAAAGCATTGAAATAACTGTGCAGTGGCGTGATATGTTTGGCGTCTTTCATCCGTTCCAGTTGCTCTCGGGATGCTCGGCACAGTTAAAGCTGATGTTTCGCAGAAAAGATTTCGGAAACGTGGGGCGTGTGGCCTAACGCAAAGGATCAAATTTAAATTAATTTTTTACTAAAATTAATTTTTGTGGTAGATTAAGGAGCGGGATTATACACCATATAGTTATAGGTAGAGGTGTTCGCGGCCGTTGAAGCAAAACTAAAACCAGTTCCTGCTGTAATTGATGTAACGCTAACGGGACCTGCCGTTCCTGCGGGTGTATTAATAGTTAATATAATACTGGCCCCAGCTTGAATAGCAACCAACGGCACGGCAACGTTAGTAACGCCGTTCGCGGCGGGTGTAACACCTGAAGCTTGAAGATAACGCGTTTGTAAGCCATTTTCGAGTAAAGCCATTTTTTATTATAAGAAGATAAAAAATTATTTTTTTTTAATTATTTTATTTTTAGCCCTCTTTACATCAAGCGGTCGTGCATACGGCCACCCGATTTGCCCATACCCAAGGAGGAAAGAGCTTTATCTACTTTCGACCCCATATCACCCGACTCACGCAAGTATTTGCGTGCGTGTGGCATCACGTAGGGCAACACTTTGCCGACCACTGACTTGAGCGAGTCCATAAAACCGCCTCCTACGAGGCGTTCGGCATCCGCGCGAAAGTAGGGCGTTTGCGTAACGACCTCCAACACGTCCTTCTTGGTCAACAAACCAGTATACACACTTGCCGAACCTCGTTCCAGAGCCATTACACCTGAATTCATTGTGATAATGACAAGCTCTTGAGCGCCGATAGTGGCTGCGCCTTGGTTGAAGGCATTCAAGGTTACTTGGAGCGAAAACGAACCGAGCGAACCGGCCGCGTAATATTGCTCCTGAAGCGGAATGTCTTTGCCGAATTCCAACACAAGCAAGGAGCCAGAAAGGGGTTTCTTGTTTGGACCACCTGTCGTTGGATCGGCCAAGTTGGCAAAGCCCGTAAATTCCAAAAATGACTGATTCGAGCCGTTTTCAACAGACATTCTGTATAAATCCTGAATCGAGGCAGACGAAAGGATACCAGAGACGTTATTGAAACTAATTGATACGGGATTTGCATCGGACAACGTAAAAAAGCTGTCGGTATCCGAGTTGAGAAGTGCCCCTGATTTACGGATAAAAATGATGAGTTTATCCGGAATAACGTTGAGCTGAATTGTGGAGCTTGAAAAGGAGGCAGAAGTGTTTGTTGTTCCGGCATTGGCAATTGCTGTCAAATAACGTGGAAATTCAGCGTAGGGCACAATATTTCTGCTTTGGAGCAATTGAGAGGGATGAGGCGAAAGGAAGTTGAACAACAATTTCGAGTTTGCGTAGCTCGTAACAGTAACCGTCTTTGGGTGGGCGGAGGCGTGTCGCCACACACGAGTAGCATCACCCATCGAAAACTGGAAGTTCATATTTTGCACACCATAAATGCCTTGACTATTGCTCTTTGGGTTACACGAAAGAAATGGCGAAATCAACAAGGGCTCAGCACAGGTGAATGTAACAATTGTAGTTCTTGCGGTGCCATCGCCAATGGCGTTACCAGTAATGGAATCCAAGACCCACGAACCGCGAGGATAAATGGAGTTGTCGCTCACGTTTTGGAAAGCACCAAGCACGTTGTTGGACGCACCCACGGCATCGGAATACTTTTGGTAAGTATCCACGGCAGTCGGACACGTGCCGTTGTAACGGGCCAACTCGCGAGGGTCTTGAAAACGCAACAAAGCAGGGAGCACGTCTCTGACGTTCAAACTGACGGAATTATTGTTTATTTGGGCGGTCATCACATTGATCAGTTGATGAAGGGGGAAAGGAGCTAAAGCATCGGTAATACCGTAATTGACGTTGAATTCGCCAATTGGGGGAGTGCCAACGATCGATAACACAACCGTGGATTTAAACAGGACGCGACGGTCAATGATTGTGGTTTCTGAGGGTACCTGAATGTTGTATGTGTGTGATGACACAGTTGAAGAAACGGCTACGAAAGGGGCTGGGTTGACGCTTTGGGCGCCTTGCACCACGGCATACGTGATCTTATCAGAACAATCGAGACGCGAGTCGAGCACTAAAACTTTTTGGATGTCGGAGCTCATTTTTTATTACAAAGAAAAAAATAAAATAATTTTTTATTTTATTTTATTTTTTTGAAAGACAGAACGATAGGTTATTTAAATGTTTGCCCAAATCGGCGTAAAGCATTCATATTTACCCTTGCTGACCCATATAAATTTTGTCGGCCATCGCGGAAATCAAAGGGGCTTGACATTGGTAAGCGAATCGCCCTTCTTCCCCTTCTTCCCCTTCCCTTTGCAACAAGAGGCCCTTCTTCCTCTAACTCAAACTCTTCGGGGTCTTCGGGGAAAATCAGTTGTCCTTCTTCGGCTTGTTTTACTTCTTCTGCTTCGGCTTCTACGGGCTGATCCTCTTCTTCTTCTTCTTCTTCGGGCTCTTCTTCTTCGCCAGCATTTGCCTCGTATGCCTCCTCTATTTTTTTTATAATTGTATTTAGAGTAGCTTTTTTGTTATCTAAAAAATTCTTTTTTAGCACTTTGCTGAGAGGCAAACCTCCAGCTTCATCTAAAAGTCGTTCTAATGT